TTGAGTTCCGGGCGAAACTGTTCATCCACTATCACAGCAAACATCACGTAGGCACTGGTGGGCACCCTACTTTTTTGGCTCCAGATTGTCGTGTGGGGCCACATGCGCAAGTCTTGACCGATTTCTTCCTGTGCCTCGCGACATGCTGTGGCCCAGGGCACTTCGTTTTGTTCCCCGTGTCCACCTGGCACACTCCAGGTGTCAGGACTGTTTACCAGACTGCTGCGTTTGACAAACAACCAGTTGTCAGTGTCTTTGGCGTAGACCAATACGCCCGCGGCGCGATGTTGATCTCGTTCGTGAAGTTCTTCTGTGAGCATGTGGTATTTATCGCACTGCTATTTTGGTCACCTATAATATTTTGTATCGCCTTTTAGTGCAAATAGTTTTTGCATCACAGGTTGATCTTTAGCTCTTACCCATGTTTTGTCCTGGTTGTGTATTAAAGTCCATGTTTCAGGAGTGACTTGATACTCATTACCTTGTAAGGCGTCATTGTATAATCTCCTAAACATGTCATCTATATCTGGGACTTTTTGGGGTTTTTTGTTTTTGGCCAGGATTAATCCGTTTTGCGGCCATAAATTTTCCAAGGGAGATAATACTGTATGCACTGCTTTGTTATAGAGGTTATTCACGCTTAGTTTACTGCCTGGATCTATATTATATTTTTGAGCAAGTGATGCAGCCTGCTCGCGTGCATATTTTGCATAGTTGGCAGCTTTATCATTGTCTTTATAGTTACTGACCAGTTCAGACGCACGTTCGCTGACATTCTTTGTTAAATTTATAACCAAGATATATTGAAACAGGATTTTACCAAAGGGGCTCAGATCTGCCCATGTAGGTGATTTAAAATTCTCGTGCCTGGTTATCAATCCAGTGTTATGATATCCCTTATAAAGATCATCCCATTTATTCTCTAATGCCATAAGCATGGGTCTAAGTGCCCTCTCTAAACCGGCCTCAACAGTGTTTGTATGCGAATCTCGGGTGAAATTTTGTCCTATTTCGCTGGAGATTGCATCTGTTTGTGCATTCTGGTCCATGCCACTCCACTTGTCCTTGCCAATGCTCATATAGTTGGCGCCTTTTGTTTTCAACACTCTTGCAACAGCTTGCTCAAGTGATTCTTCTTCAGGTGTGTAGGGGATAATGTTATCAGTATCTGGTGCTCCCATTGCCTCTTTGGGAACTACTAATATTGCATTGGGTAGTGTTAAATATCCGTCTTTGTCCACAAAGAAATAGGTATCTTCGGGTCGAACCTGTGCAGGTTTATTGCCTGCTGCAATAGTGGCGTTGAGATTGGCAAGAATGGCCACATTGCCGGCAAATGATCCCATTTCATGGTCTGTCACAACACCATTCAAACAGAAATGTTTAGTATATCGCTCGCTGCCAGGGGGTTTGGGTATTAATGCATTTTTCCCATCCCATTTGATGGCATTCATCTCTCTATCTTCTATCTTTCTAACCAGCCACAGGCTTGAGCCAAATGGCTGCTTGGACTGGGGTATATGGGAAGCCACATTTTGTCCCGCACGTTCACTAAGCAATATTTCTCTAATCAGCATTCAATCTCCCCTACTAATTGCAGTAATATTTATCGCAGCACCGGTCGTCCGAAAACAGTTTCGGTTACTTCTGTGCCATTAAAGAGTGTTCTGCGATATGTAACATCATCAATCATTTCCAAATTGGGATCATTAAACAGTGCTTTCAGTGTTTGTGGATCTGTCACAACAGGCGCCCCTAATTTCTCAAGCACTGCTCGCATGGCATCACTGCTCTCGATCCACCATCCCTGTTTGGATAATAGCTTATGGACTTTGTTCAGGGCTTTGTCTTTGCTGGCTCGGCTGCCATCATGGCCCAGTCCTTGTATTTTATACCCGCGCCACAATTCACCCCGTCGCGGCTTGCGATAAAATACACAACTGTCTACATCCGGATCCTGATCGAAATCAATAATGTTCCAGTTACTGGGTATGACATCTTTGATGCTGTTGACAAAACTACCAAGTGGCGTCTTGGAATATGCAGTTTGAACCAGGCCGATAAGATCACCACCAACTTCATGTTTGGCAGCGTTTGATATATCGGCTACCCATTTACCTTTGGGCAGTTCAAATTCTAAGAGTTCAAATATCCGCATTGATATATCCACATTCTAGGTTGTGGATATTTATCGCACTGCTGGCAGTTTCTTCAAGGCTGCAACTTCCTCTCGATAAATGCTGCGTATCTTGCGGGGATCGTTTAGGATGCTTTGATAGTCGGCAATAGTTTGTGTGAGCTCGGCGATTTTTGCCACAATCTCGGCGTAGGCGTCACGTGCCCACCTATAACTGGCAAGGCCTGCAATGCGATCCAACTGATCTCCATCAAGAGGGATCTTTGTGCAAATCACGGCAATTTTGTCAACAATCTCAGCACGATTGGCAGCTTTACCCAAAAACGCAGGCAGTCCTTTGTCCATGCAAGCCTGTAGTGCCAGGTTCCAGTTCAACAGTTTGGTAGTGTCGGCAATGAGTTTTTCATAACGCACCCGATACCAGTCCAGGCGCCATGTGACAAACTCGGAAATCAGTTGCCATGCATCCTCATACTGACGGATGTTGTTGCCAGTCCAGTCCAAGACCACCAGTCGCTCCGTGCTCTTGCTTCGCAGTTTGAGAAACTCCAGTGCTTTTGCCGCAGTCCATCCTGCAATGTCTGCACGGCGGAAACGAACCTCCACACAGATGTCTTTTGTGCTGCGATCAGTATAACCCGTTATCTCATCTTGGTCCTCCATCTTGTTGAGACGAGCACGGAAATCTTCCAAGCTGAGATCAGGTGGCAGTTCAGTCACTGTGATAGTGGTGCTGCCCACGCTGCAGTTGCCTGTGAACTCATAACTGTTGCCACCCAGCGACTTGACCTCACAGCCCAGGTATTCGTAACAGGGCAGCAGATCAGGCCGCGCCTTTTTGTTGTCGATCACAGCCAATGTGGCTTCCACCAGTTCAGTGAACTTTCTGGGCAGGATTTTGGTGCTCCAGCCCACTGCAATGCCACTGATGCCGTTGAGCAGCACAAGTGGAATCAAGGGCAGGAAGTTCTGTGGCTCCATGACACTGCCATCGTAGTTTTCCTTGAGCGGAATGATGTCGTAGTCAGGATAGATCAATCGGTCAGTGTGCTGACTTTTTTTGACGTAGGTGTAACGAGGAGCGCCCCAGTCTGTGGGGCCAACTCGGGTGCCAAATGCTCCAATGCCATGCAGCAGAGTGACATTGTTGCAGTAGGGCGCAGCCATCAAGCTGATGGCTTCGCTTGCTGATACGTCTCCGTGTAGATAAACAGACGAAATCATTTGCCCTGCGAGGGAAACTGTTTTTACTTTTTCATTGATAGATTTAATAACAAATAGTGCTTTGCGTTGGCTGTCCTTGAGCCCATCACATATATTTGGGATTCCACGGCTTTGGCAGACATATATGGAATAATCTCGACTGGTGTCCAAGATGTGGTCACTGGCAGTGATGGTCATTTTTATTCTCTCTCAACAGGGAGGTCAAACTTCATGAGACATTCCATGAGGTTCTCTCGGGTGTCAAACAATGCAGTAATCACCATGAGTTGTTCATGCTCTGCAAGCATGGTAATTCTTTCGCTACGCACTTCTATATTTTTCTCAAACAGCCATTCAAACAACTCAACGTTGTCATGACGCATACCCATCCACAACCCAATGTCATAATCGCAATCTAGATCGTTTGATATTTTTTTTACCGCAATGCGTTGAGGGATCCTGCCTGTTAGATCAGTTGGCCAACCAATATTATTGTTCATCGTGTAATCCAATAAATGCCTTGCGAGCATCTGCTAACTTGTGATTGAATAGCAAGTCCAGAACTCCTGCCAGTTTACCGTCATCCAGCAGACTAATCAACCGCGGAGTTGCCAAACTGTGAATCCAGTCTGCCTCTTCCAAGCTGCCCAAGCCCTTGGCTCGAACTGGCTTGGGTGCGCCCCGCCAGTCCTCTGCATTGTAGAGATGACAGTCGTGAGCATACCAGTAATGACGCTTCTTGCCTTTTTCCTGGATGATGAACGGAGTCTGAAACACACTGAACACAACAGGCAGTGCAGGATCAAATAACTCCGGCCACTGCAAGTAGAAGAAGTTCACCAGCAGTGCTGTGATGTTGGCACCATCAGGATCTTGATCGGCTGCCAAATACACTTGTCCATATCTCATCTGTCGACGTTCGGCCGTGCGGCCCAGGCTCAGGCCCAGCGACATCATGATGTCGGCAATAATGGCATTCTCCAGGATGGTTTTATTGCTCTCTCCTCGCACGTTGAGGATCTTGCCACGCAATGGCAATGCACCGTGGATGTCAGGATTTCTCACAGCGGAAATGGATGAAACCGCCGAATCACCTTCACATATGAACAAGATACACTTGCTGCGATCCCTGCCATTTGCATCCAACAACTTGGGCACTTTGGTGCGCATGAGCTTGCGGTTGGCTTTGTTTACATCGGCGTCATCTTTTTTCTGTGTTCGTGCGGCGCAACGGGCATAGATGCTGTCGATCCAGGTCTTGTGCTGTTTGAGGATGTTCTTGAATGTGTTTTCATCATCAAACTCAGCTTTGATGTAACGATCAACCTCGTCATTAATCAGCCGAGTCTTGGATTGTGAATCAAAATTTGGAGAATGCATGGCGGTGACATTGTAGATCAACAACCCCTCTGCGCAGTCGCTGCGGTTGGGTATCAATCCACGCTTCTTGCTCTCACGTTCCAGTGCCTTGAGCAAGCCGCCAAAGAACAGACGTCGGAAGGTGTCGATGTGCTGACCGCCGTTGAAGGCCGGAATGTCATTCACAGTGCTGTGGATGTACTCGCCGCTGGGGGCAAAGTCCGGCACAAGATAATAGTTGCTGACAAACTTGTCGTGGTTGATACTCACCGTGACAGGCCGGGTATCGCCAAACAGGGTCTTGTCGGCTGATTTGCCCACTGTGACTTTGTGGTTGTTGAACGTGAATTTGATGTTGGGATGGTTGGCTGCAATTTCAAACATACGAGCACGGACAAACTCCAGGGGCAGCACAGCGTTGGGGAACACTCGGCGGCTCAGCTGAAATATCACTTGGCTGCCAGTCTTGTCACTCTTGTAGTTGACCAAGCGCGGATCTTCGATCTTGAGCTCGGGAAACATGTCGCTGCCTTCGCTGAAGGTCTGCTGAAACCGCTTGTTGTCTCGGCGGATATCGATTGAGAAACTCTCACAGCAACTCACAACTACCGAAGCCCCGATTCCATTGGTGCCACGAACTTCCTGTCGTTCTCCAAAGTTTCGGCCAGCGCGAGCATGTGTCAGTGCCAGTGTGGCTTTGTATAGCTGTTGATCACTATCCCAGTCAATGGGAATGCCACGTCCGTCGTCACACACTGAGAATTTCAGTGTTTCAGGATCATAGACCACGTCAATAGCTCGGCCGTGTCCGTGTCCCACAACCTCATCCAGTGCGTTGTCCAAGATCTCACGGAATGCGCAATAAACTGCCGGCGTCCAAGTCGTCTCTTGGGCTTCCAGGGTTTTGCCTGTCCAGTTGATCACTGTCTGAGTGTGAGGGTTGCGACTGCCCAAGTACATTTCTGTCCTGAGGCGATGATGCTGATATTCTGTAAGTTTTACAATTTCTTCTGACATGTTGTGCCCATGATAACACAGGCCCTGAAGTTTTTCAACCCCAGGGCCTGATGTTGGTTGTCGGTTGTCGTTTAGTTATGCGCGTCGGCTGACAAATTCATTGAGCTTGTTGGCCAGCTCTGTGATAGCGTCGCTGGTGACGGCCGGTGGCAGCTCAGGATAGTCCACGATCTGTTGATTGTATTCCTGAGACATGGCAATCTCTCGCGTCTGGAAGTAGACGTTTTCCAGTGCCATGTTCTTGCGATTCCACTCGTCCATGAGCAGATCTTTGCTCATCTTGAGTAGTTCCAGTCGGATTTCGTATGCGTCCATTGTTTTAGTCTCCTGTGTGTTTGTGTGTAGTGGTAGTTTGGTTCTGTTTCCAAGCCCAAACTACCAAAAGCTCATGGAATGGTTGCCTAAGCAGCCATTTCCAATGTTACAAAGTTATCGTTTGCGACATTTATAGTTTTTCTTGCGTTCAAGAGGGTCTTTGAAGTTATCTCTTGATCCCGAAGGACTACACCTCTACCGGAGCTCGCGCCCGTAATACCTACTTCAACCCTTACTGCCATCAGTCGATCCTATGTATGCCCCATTGGTGGAGCATTTGGGTACTGCCCCCAAGTCCTGCCTGGTCTATTTGATTGCTATCAACAGCATCAATCATACTTATAACGCACACTGTGTATTGGCGTCAAATAGCTTGTGATCCAATATGAATTCTCTGGCTGAGATAACGCCAGCAAAACGTGGCTGCTGCCAGGGCTGTGATGTCGCTGTGATCGTAGGCTGGCGCAACTTCCACACAGTCCATACCCACAAACCGCACACCGCTCAGGGCGTCTATGAGTTCTTCCACCCACATGGTGCTGAGACCTGAGATCTCGGGGGTGCCAGTGCCAGGTGCATAGGCAGGGTCCAGACAGTCGATGTCCAGGGTGAGGTAGCAAAATTTGTCTGCCACACGGGCCGAGATAATGTCAGCCATTGCACGGGCACTGTATTTCACAGCACGACGAGCTGAGAAGGTTTCACCCCCCTGCTGCTGCAACCAGTTGCGTGTCTA